TATATTTTTTATCTTTTATTTCCATAAATATAGAATTTTTATTATAGCGATTAATTTTTGGATTACAATACATTAATCCTAAGCGATCTGGCGTTACAAAAGAGGCATTATCTCCCTTATTTGATAAATAAAACTCCTTGTCTACTACTACCATACTTCTAAAAAAGTCTGGCATTAAACAAAAAATTTCTTTTGGCATCTTATTATTCATACAATACTGAATAATATTATTACAAATAATTTCTGCAGATGCTCCAGGACTTCCTAAATTAACAACATTTTTGTTCATTCTATTACTTAAAAAATTTGTCCATCTTCCATCTTCTGGAACTCCAACACCAAAAGTAATAGAACATCCGACTCCAAGTACATCTGCATCCTCATAGGATTTTCCACGAAAACCAAACTCATTGATATTGTATGTGTTTTCTTCATCAACTGTACCAATAAAAGAGTCTTTGTTATTCCATTCTTTTGCAATAGCACTCGGATTATTTGGGCTATAAAAACCCATTTCTTTTGTGTTTGTAAAGAATTTTGTTAAATACCAGTGATTTTCTTTATTAAGATCATAAAATTTTAAAATATTTCTTGTTATAGAAGCCACAATTAATTATATCATAACTAGTATCCACCCAAGCACTCATTTCTACTGTGATACAGCCTAATCTTATTCATAATCTTTTTGTTAGGAGCGTATAGTTCTTCTCCGCAGCAAGACGTAGTTAGGTGCCACTCTTTTGCAAAGAAATCATACACTAACCCTTTGGCATTGGCATACTTCTTGGCTACAAAAGTCTCAAATGGATCTGGAATCTCTAGGTTTATCATTGAGGCGGTACGCATTCAGAACAGAATGCTACACCAGTCTTAGCAATACGAGCATTGACAGGGTTAATATAGATAGCGTCTGATTTTTCAACATGTCTACGACATACATAACACTTTGTCATTTATTCTCTTTCTTAATTAAATCTATTATTGATCTACTTTATAGGTCATTGCAATGTAACAAGCAACATATCCCATAATAAAAGCGGGAATTAAAAATAATGAATGAATCATAATACCTCCTAGTTATATTTCAATTATACACTTTGCCCATATGTATGTCAAGTATAATTAACCTGTGAACGAAGCCATCCTATATATACTCTACAGCCCTACACACAAGGCCATTAAGGTAGGTATATCAGACATCACAGGCAAGAGGTTTGCTGCCCATAGGACTAAGGGATGGCTTCTGGTGGCCTACTGGCACTTCTTTGAACGGGATAAGGCAAGAGCCGTAGAATACCTCGTAATAAAAACACTCAAGAAGAAGCATAAGCCATTCCTAAGTAAAGAAGATATGCCACAGAATGGTTATACAGAGACATTTGACGCCTCAAAAATAAGCAAGAAGCAGATAGTTAGATTAGTTAATAAGATTATTAAACAAAGTCAAACCAGATAGGCATAATATATCTTGATCCATTTGTAGGAGCAACGTTATACCAGTAATGAATGTTTCCAGGAAATAAAACTAGGTCACCAGTCTTTGGTTTAAAAGATACACCTTGATGAATAAAGGATAGTTCCCCACCTTCGTAATCATCATTTAGGTATACCCAACCTGCTAAATGGTTTGAATCTTTATGTCCCAAATCATCGATTGGTACTACTGGACTATTGTTGTGTACCCATTGAGCAAAGCGAGAGTTTCTTGGCTTTAGTTTTACACCATACTCTTTTTCTACTAAGGCTTGAATCTGAGGAATATACTTTTCTGAATAGTCAAGTGAATCGTAATATAGCAAAGACAGGGTAGGCTTACCATCATTATCAGGTTGAAGAGGACGGCTATTGCTTGTCTCGGTGCTATGAATTAACCCTATAATATTTTCACATTCTTCTTTGCTAAGGTAATCACTAAATCTTTTTATGTTGTTAGGATTGCTTCCAATATTGGTAAAGTTTTCTATAGTTAGTTCAGATAGTTCAACTGGCTTTTGCTCAGGCACTTCAATATTGTTAAACTCTTTTACTAGTTCCAGCAACTTGCTGATATCTTCTTGATCAGTATGAATCATAAAATCATATATATTAAACTGACGAGATAGTTGTTTAATTTGTCTAACAACATCTACCATTGTGCCCTTTACATGGTGATGCTGCTTTCTTGGTGCAGCATTTTTATCATAGGTAACATTCTTTTCATCATCTGGATGATTAATAATAAGTGGATCAATAATAAGTATTGGCTTTACACGACTAAGATCAACCTTCTTAAACTGCTCTTTGTATACCAAATTGTCATCTACATAAATATATTCGCAATGCTTATTTGCTATACCAATTGTTGTATCTGAAGAACCAACGACAGCCATGTGTGTTTTATGCTTATGATCTTTCATCAAGTTCATAAACTTATCCATCCATACTGACGATATTGCTACTCTTTTGTCTAGAGTATCAATAAGACTTGAATCGTGCATATAGTGATCTAAGACTAACTTTTCAGAAGGACCATTGCCCTCATCTCCCCATCTACCAGCAACAAGATTTACTCCAATTCTTCCAGGTGCAAATTGGTTTAAGGTATCAACAATCTTAGCGGCATAGTCTGGACTTGTACCATATGCTGGTAAAGCAATTGTCATAATAAGTTGATTTGTTTTTTGTAACGCTTCCTGTATAACTAAAGAAAAATCAATACCCCCTGGACCATACGGAAGTAAAACAGACTTTATGTTTGCACCGTCTAGTTCTTGTGCCATCTGAAGAATTCCCTTAAGGTCTAGGTGCTCAGTACTATCATTTATCTGCCAGTGTCTTCTCCACATCCAGTGAAATGTTATAGGTCTGTTATTGTTTTCCATTATTGTTTACTCTTCCTTTAGTTTTAAACCAAGATCCTATCTTGGAATACGATACCTTAGTTCTCAAAAGTTCCCCAAAAGTATCATGGGATATATCTGAACCAAGATACTCTTGACCAGTTTCTAAGTCAATTAACTTCCATTTACCAGGTGCTCTTGTGTGCAATATGAGATCAATAGGGTAATCGTAATCATCTACCTCAGAGCCGTCTAGGAGTTTTCTTTTCTTACTAGTATCTTCTAAGCGATTTGTCATTAATCAATTATACCTTATGCTGTTGTGAACCATATTGGAAGGGTATATCTTGTTCCAGATAAGACTTCTTTAACTTCATGTGCATAATGCATATTTCCAGGGAATATCAATAGATCTCCAACTTTAGGCTTTATAGTTACATTATGTGTTGCAAAACTAATCTCTCCGCCTTCGTAGTCATCGTTTAAGTAAATTAGGGTAGGAATATGATTATCTGTAACATAGCCTAGATCATCTACGTGTAGGTTTAACTTAGTTCCCGTTTCCCACTTAGCCACACTTAGGTGAGGTTCTTTTGGTCGGATGGCATCAAAACCATAGGCATTGACGATTTCTACCCTTACTCTATCTCTAATCTTAAACTTATCTTCTATACCAGGATAAATGTGCATCCAGTTTATAGCATTGCCTGAATCGTCTTTTTGTGACTCAAAACTAACTCTTCTGTTTTCATTAACATTATCCATTAAATATTTAATTTGGCCATCAGATAAAAAATTTGATATCAATTTGATATTATCTGAAGAACTGCCAACCTTTTTAAAAAAAGCATTGTAGTTTTCTTCTCTTTTGATTTCGCTTGGGTCGTGGCCAACTGGTATATCATTAACTATATAAGGCATATGTTCATTATACACTACTTATCAACCCTTAAAGTTCGGCGCAAAATAGAGTAACCAAACCACCCTATGCAACTATCGTTGCACTATTGGTTAATAAACTTACACCACACGGGTATGGTATATCTGTCTCCAGAGATAACTTCTTTTACTTCGTGGGCATAGTGTAAATTTCCAGGGAATAGGACAAGTTCACCCTTATTAGGCTTGATAGTAATATTATGAGTAGGAAAGAACAACTCTCCTCCTATATAGTCATCATTTAAATATATAAGCCCTGTTATGTGATATGTCTCTATACCTAGGTCATCTACATGTAGGCCCATTGATTGACCCTTAGACCATTTGATAACAAAGGGTTGTTGAACCATTTCAACTGATGTTTGAAAGGATAGTTCAATTTGATCCTGTATCATTTTTCCGAGGGAAGATAGAATGCCACCATTATCCCTATATACACGATCACTCCATTGTTCAGAAGAAGATGTAGATGCTGTAAGGTTAGATAATATTTCATCACATAGGTCAGAAGATATTAGGTTTGTAATGGTTTTTATGTTATCTGGGCTATTGCCTAATTTGTCAAACATTTCAAGATAGGCAGAGTCTCTAGTAATCTCAGATGGAGATTTTCCTACACCTATTCCATTTATTTCATATGACATGTATTAAGTATACAGTATAGGTTCCGCTGAAAAATTATGGCTATCGCCTTAACAAGTTATCCACAGGTAACAAGTTATCCACAGGTTAGTCTTTAAATAGTTCGATTATCCCCAAAGTTATTGCTATGGCTGATATGCCAATCATAGCGTAAACCCAGTAGATATATATTATTGCTAAGTCCATTTGGTCATAATATCATGGTTTTATAGATAGTTATCCACAGGTTTATCCACAGAAAAATATTACTGTTTATGTTGTTTGACATTCTAATAGTGGAGTGAAGTGGAGGATAGTGGGGACTGGAACATTTTTAAGAAGGGGGCTCGTAATGCCCAAACCTCAAACCTCCTATCCAAACACTTATACCACATATCCAAACCTTTGTCAAACCTTATATCTCATATGCCTGATAGCGGATTATATACCCAAACCTTATGTTTGTCAAGTATATTTTGTACCAAAATCGTATGACAAATTTGTCCAAATTTCAGGATAAATGTTTGATTATCGTAATCTTTTATTTCAAAAGATATAAAAAAATATCCAAAACATCAAAAAATAATGTTTGGATAATATAGTGTTTGTATATAGGGTATTACTTATAGAATGTAGAGTGGTTTATCTTTTGATCCCCCGCTTTGGCGGGATCTTCGATAGGATTATTAGACATTTCTGCGACGGGAGATGAAGTAAAGTATCTTCCCAAACCAATAGCAACAGTAAAGGAAGTAAAGGCATTAGACAAACCTTCATCTTCTCTTCTTGCCATTTGAGGATTCATCATTCTTGAGAAATGTCTTGGACTCATAGAAATATTATACACCTGATTTGACAAACAAAGGTTTTTCAAATATAATGTTTGGACAATAGGGTATTTGACAAACAATGGTTTGTTTGATATAAGGTTTGTCTAAGAATCTGGAAAAATTTAGACTCTTCGTAATCTTGTTTGGGCAAAAATCTGGAAAATTTTTATATCCATCGTAATGTTGTTTGACAAATGTTGTTTGATATGATAGTGTGGCTGGCGCCACCCCCTGCAGTAGCAGGATGTGTGCTAAACTTGTTAGATGTCTCCTTCTTTCTTAGACCGTGCATAGTCCAAGACATTATTCAAAGTTTCCAAACCTTCAATCTCTTCTTCATCAATCTCAAGAGCAACCAAAAACAAATCAAATGTTTCTGAAATGTATGTCTCTGCCATTGGTGATTCTTGTACGATTCCTGTTGCCACGAAAAATGCCAAAGGCAATCCCATGTCGTTAAACTCTACGAAATCTTTTAATGCTTCATCATCTCTAAATTCCATCCAAAATTGGGATAGGATCGCTGCTTTGTCTGCGCTAGGTATTGCCATAGTTAATTACCTTTCATCTCTTCCATAAGTGTATCATACTCTTCACCTGCCATCAAACTCATAACCTCTAAACGTTTGTAGGCTATAATAGGATTATTTCTAACCAAAAAATAACCAACTGTTTCTAGGTTTAGTCCCATATCCTCATTGAGTAACTTTGCAAATCTCTCTGCATACCGTTGCTCTTTTGTATTTTCAGGCTTCTTACGAACGCTGTATGTCATAACTCTCCTCTAGTCCATTGTATCAAAAAAGTAAGGGGGGCGCAAGAATGGCAATAATCCTACGCCCCACCTTTGTTATCAGCCTAGTAGACCCCTCTCTAGGCGTTGACAAGTGGCGAGTAAGCAGCCACAAATTTATCAAAGTTTACCGATACATTATCAGTAACAGTATTAGTAGTAAAATCGATAAGCACGGTTTGTTCTCCTAGGTCCAAGGAGCCATCATTACTAATAGCATAGATACCAAACCCTGTTTCCTCCAAGATGCTATCTTGCATAAGATAACTAATAATCATGCGGGTGCCATAGGATGAATCTCCTAGTCTAGGCTTAGCATGCTGCAGGGCCATTGCTAGGTCCCGCTCCCATTCAGTCTGACCCCAGTGGCTATATAGTACAACCATGGGCCCTGACTCACTGTCTTTAAACACAAAGTTAATACGTGCTCCCATTATGCTACCTCTTCCTCGTTAATTTCGTCTACTTCTAAAGGATACCAGTCATAGGCATATTCTTCAACATCCTCGTTGAGTTCAATGCGGTTCATTTCAGCAATGGCTTCTTCTTCTGATTCGGCCTCAAAGTTGAATTCGTACAGTGTCTCTCGCTTAGCGATGATCGTGTACAGTGGCATTAATCTTCATCCTCTGTCTCGAAATCAATAACAATCTTAGCAATGCGTCCGTCCTCGTTAAACTTAGCATATACAGGATAAATTCCGTCGCCATAACCAGTAGAGAAAGCAACTGCACGACCTAAACCAAGGTCACCAAAGCCCTCTCCTAGTGTCGCATTTGAGGCGCCTAGATAGCCATACTCTCCACTATGCTTAGGGTGCTCATCAAAACTTTCTTCATCTGAGTCCCAGTTTTTCCACTCATCAAGGTAGCAAGGGTCACCGACCATAGCCTGTCCTGAGTCTACTGTAAACGAACCAATATATTGTAAATCTGTTAAGGTCTTAATCATTTTGTTTCCATTCCTACTAGGGTCATTTCTTCAATTGTAGCGCATTCGGGGCACTTTTGCAAGTCTGCCTCATCAAAGGCATCTCTAATAGTATTATCAGGGTCCTCAAACTCTACCCCGCAGTTTTCACAGTAGAACCAATTAAAACTAACTCTCATCTGCATAGTAGTTTCAGGGGGACAAGGAACCTCAGTAATAAAATAACCAATCCTATTAACAAAGGACCAGCCATTCCATACATAAGAACCACCGTCGTCTCCATCCCCATAGGTCCAGATATAGGCAGGGTCCTGCTGTTTAACAAACTCTACCTCATCGCCATATGTCTCAAACATGGCTCCATCAAATGAAGCATTTGTATCTATATGGTTACTGATTGGCTTGTATTTATCACACCAATCATCAAAGTCCATCTCAATAAAGTTATCCACGATTCTTCATCCTGTCACTGATAGCAAAGGATAGTTGATATGTTAGTTCATACACATTAGTATATGCGTCAAGCATACCCTCAAAATATTTGCGTTCCATAGAATCCATGGCGTCATCGTAGTCTGTATCTTCTTCTATCTTTTGGTAGCGAAGATACTCTGTTTCTGCGTCAAGCATAAGGGTTTTTAGTTCCCCATGAATTATGTCTAGTCCTGATTCCCCCATGGCAACAAGATTTTTTAAGCGGGGAGACAAAGCCATATTATTCACCTAATACCTCCAAGTAATGTTTAGATACATGAATAGCACCTTCTAGGTAAGGAACAATACTATCAGCACCGTCCTCATTTAGCAAATCCTGTTCAAGGGATATTGTGTGAACTTTTATATACTCTCTTAATGTGTTTAGGTCCATATATTAATTATAGGGGTTGGTGTTGATTTTTACAAGTCCATTGTGTGTGACCTTCATCACATCTAAAGAGTCTATGACAATGCCTGTTTGACTCTTAAAACTATCTAGCATGTCTATGGTGTCTATTGATTGATCTATATCCTGTTGGTTAATCTTAATAACCTTTGACTCAGACCTATCCCTATTGCAAGGGCACTCAGGTTCAAAGAAATGTTCTTGCTGAGTAGTGATTTCAATCAGGGTATCACAATCAGTGCATAGATAATCATACTTAGTCCACATATTAATCCTCTATATATTCTACTGATACTTGGTGGATTACTTCATCATACTTAACAAGGGTATCAATGTCCTCAACAAAACGAGCAATAAGATAATCAACCTTATCCTCAGTGCTCATATCAGGTGGACCATAGAGTTCAAACCCTATATCATTAGACATTGCTTCATCAATATCTACAATCTGCTCAATAGCAATCTTAACTTTCATTTGTTCTTTGCTCCTGCCTTGTAGATATGCACTAAGCGCTCAGTCAAGGCTTCAAAGGCCTCATCCTCATCGGACATAGAGGCTTCAAAGTATAGTATCTGACTTGCTTGGTCTTTAAGGTTTTTCATTACTTTCTTCTTGATTTTCATTTGGGTCCTTTGTTTTGGGGTATGTATTAATTATAGCGGTAGCCACTGACATTAGTCAAAATACCCTTCTGCCCATAGACCATCAAAGAAAGAGATAGCCTTCTCTAAACCATCTGTGATCTCATCGGACAATCTGCCTGACTTGATAGCGTCTTCCATAGCATCTGTCATTACTGCAATATCAGTTTCAGTATATCCTAACACTAGTTCTCCTCATCCCACCAGTATTTGACTATTGTATTCAAGGTAGTGTGGATGTTACAATCACAATCCCCACCGTTCATATTCTCCATATATTCGAGATGGGACTCATTGTCCATATACATCTCATTGACTAGTTCGTCAATCGTCCTCATTGTTTGTGTCATGTATTAAGTGTAGCAATTTAGTGGATAAATGTCAACTATCGTAATCGAAAATTTAGGAAAATGTTATTTAATGATCTTAATAGATATTATTAAAAATGTGAATTTGATCACATGGCTGGCCCGTTTATGCACTGTTATGCATATTTATTATTTGCGATCCGTATGGGACTTGAACCCATGACCTCCACCGTGACAGGGTGGCGAACTAACCAACTATTCTAACGGACCATGTGAGCAGTTTTAATTCATGCTCAGGAAATTTTATTATGCGAGTTGCATTACACCTTGCACAACTTTTAGCAAACGATTTTTTTCTGCGTTAATTGCAGGGTCAAATCCTGATGCACTTGCAAGGATAGATTCGTTAGAACCACCACGAGCAGAACGATACCAGTCAAGGCGCTCAGTAAGTGCATTGAAAGCACCCCACGCATTACCAGCAATCATTCCGTTAAATTCACCAGTATAAATATCGTTGATAACATCAACTTTATTTTCCCATTTCTTGAAAGCACCCTTAGAATCCTTTTCAGGCTTTGGGTATGCAGCAAGAATAATTTTGTTAAAGTCAATCGCAGAAACTTCCTTCTCAATCATAGCCTTAGCCATAACATCGAATTCGTCCATATAAGCATTAGCAAGACCAAGAGTCTCACGAGCAATTTGCACTTTACCATTTGCAGTCTGTGTGTGGCGAATCTTGAAAGATTGCTTGATGCCCTTATTCTTCTTACGACCTACGCCACCAAGCGCAAGGTTAAGAGTGTTAGCGCAGACAACACGAACTGGGGTAATAGATGCTTGAATAGCAATAGAACCATCGTGTGATGTGTTGATGAGCAAATAAGTTTTTACCTTATCTGAAACACCATTAGGGTCAAGAACTGTTTCACGCTCAAGAGCAAGAGCGCCAAATACTACACGCCCACCCTTGATTGAACCAGCAGTTTCCCAACGACCACCGCCGTCAAGAATGTTATCACCAAATGAAAATAAATCTTCATTCTGTAAAACATGATAACGCTCACCAACGACACCAAGAATGTCGGTCTGTGTGTTATCTGTAGGATTTGTTCGCAAAACATATTGATATGATTTGTCGCTTGTTAGATGTGATGGGGTTTCCAAATCTTCAAGACGAACATTCCAACCGTCAAGATTTGCTAGTGATAGCATTTCTGATGTTGTTTTTTCTTCTGTGAATACGGTTCCCAATCCATGCCATGCAGGTTCACGAAAAGATGCAAAAGATGTCTTTCCGTTTTGTGTTTCTAGGTCATGTGCCATGAGTTATTTTTTCCTTTTCTGTTGTTGTTAATACAATCATACACCCACCCACCGACAAATGCAAATCGGGATAGTTAAACATGGATAATTCGGACATTTTAATCCTGTGATCTTAAACACATCGGCGTGTCGCTTGACAAGATCAGGTTTTGGGGGCTGGCCGATTTTTTTTAAAATAAAAAATGAGCAGTTTACAGATATGCTCAGATCTACTAGTAGCCCCCTACTAAATATCTACCCTGTCAACACTGGATGATAACCATGTGACATCATCTGAATTGTAAGATACAGTATCGAAATCAATATCATGAATTAGATTCTGTGCACTCTCTTCATCTCGTGCATTGACTGTAATTGAATAAAGAACTGTAACTTCCAATTCAAATTCTTTTGTTAACTCAAATCCGCAAATATCTGCAATTGATTGTGCAGTCTCTTCTGAAATGGTACCGTCGTCCAAGTTCTCTAAGGTCCACTCTTGCATTTCATTACGCATACGGTTGCGCTCTGCAGCCTCGCCATATGAGCGCTGAGTTACTTTTTGAATGTGGTCCTCTAGTTCTGCGATACGCAATGTTGCCTTGGCTAGTGAATCACGAAGAAAATCTTCTGTTGCATTTACTACTTTGTTTTCTGTTGTTTGGTCCATTGGGGGCCTCTTTCTGTTTGTTAGTTAATTTAATTATACTGGGTGCCACTGACAAATGTCAAGGCCCTTGCGGGGAGCAGTTTTGGCACTTACTCAGGTGGTCTGCGTCTTTAGGTCGGCAGTAACCTTGCTCTATAGTATTTCTATGATCGCCCTAATCAGCCTGGCGAAGTGAGTGGGGCTTTTACACCCCACCCAATCTCATTTAGAGATAACGAGCCACCGCATTGTATGTAGAAGTATTAACTACTTCCTCATCTGTCATCTTTAAGATGCGAATTGCGTTTGTGATTTCCTCTTTCATTTCCTTGTATGTGTGAGTGTGAATAACCTCAAAATCTTTTTCAGGTTCAGCAGGGAAGTTGCCTTCCGATACTGTGATGTCGAAATCAACATTTAGGTTCTTGTTCCAAGAACGATAATTAGTTCTTAGGTTTTCAGCCTTTGAGAAGTTGGCAATAGCCCACTCACCAATTTGCTTTTTCCAAGCCTCGTAAGCAACTTTGTGCTTTTGCTCGTTTTCTCCTTGTGTTGCGTAGTCCATCTCTAGTTTTGCTAGTGATGCCTCTAGTCCTGCGATTATTCGCTGAGTAGGGATTTTTACTGAGATTGCTTTGCCTCTTGCCATTTGTTTTTCTCTTTTCTTTTGTGGGGTATTTGTTAGGGGGTGTTGAGTAGTTTTAATTCATACTCAGGAATAAGCGATTAGATTACTTGGCTGTCCAAGTTGTGTAGCGGTGTGAACCATTTACATCTAACTTTACACGAACATTACCATTTGCTTGTGGGCTGATTTCCACGATAGTTCCTGTAACCTTTGACTTCTGTGTTGTGTATAGGTCGCCTACCTTGTATGTGTTTGTTGCTACTGACATTTTGTTTCTCCTTTTGTTGTTGTTGTATGTATTAAGTATAACATTTTCTACTGACATTTTCAAGTTATTTATGACATTTTTGAGATTTATTTTTGTGACATTCCTCACATTTCTAGGGGATAAAACGGACATTTGGGACATCCCTCCTAAAAGGGGGAGTCAAACAAGATAAACAAGGTTATGCTTACCAATACTATTGTTAATAATTTCATTGGGCTCATTTCTTAGTTGCAGAAAATACTATGTCACTCTTAGAGTATACACAAAGTGAGCAAGAAACACAAGCGGAGCCCTTAGTGCTAATAAGTGGAATAGCCTTCTTATTCTCAGGACACTTAGCGCCTACCTTACCAATTAAGTTTTTCATATCTTCTTGCCCTATTTGAAAATTCTTAGCAAGGTAAGCAAGACGGACTCCGTGATTAGTTTTTAGATCAATTCCCGTATCCTTATTCTCGCTATCTGTCGAATAGTATAAAGATAGATTATCAATACCCTGCAAGATTAGGGCGGCTGACTTTACACGAGTATAAACCCAGAATTGAATTTCAGGATGATTAGTGATAATTGTTTTCCACGCATTGGCATAAGTATCATTAAAGAAATCACCGTCCCAGTGTATACGGAATAGTTTAGGTGCGTCTTTCTTATTACAATCATTGACAAAATCAACAATCATCTCATCAAGTAATAGCAACATAGTATCCATATCTGCATTGCGTATTAGTTCCCAATTGTGCAATAAGTTTTTCTTTACTGTTGGGAATACTTTTTCAAGTTTACCTGCATAGCAAACACTCTCGCAGACACTCGTTGCACCAGGACATGAAAAGTTTTTTCCTGCAGGTAGTCCGAATGTGTTGGCGATACTTGCTTGTTTTCCATTTGGGGTAACGGCATTTGCTACTTTCCTATCTTTAGATCTTAGTAATTTACTCATAGTGTGGGCCTCTTTCTTTCTTTAATTCTAACATAAGGGACTGACATTTTTTACGATTATATTTCTTTTTATTTGGCACGGCAGAGGCAGCATTAGAACGACGCAATTCCATTAATCGTCTTAATTCCTCAGCATTTTTTTTCATATAATAATCTTAGCAAATTTCAGGAAAAATGTCAAATCGTACGTAAATAAGGGTGATATGTCTAATATGTCCGATTTGCGGGGCTGGCCCCGAAGGGATGAAGATTATTCCTCTTCTTCAATAAAAACGTATAGAGGAATTAAATCAGTATATGAGTGCTGAGTGATATCTAATTCATCAAATTCATTTTTAGTTTGTATGTCGTAGTTATCTCCTGTTGAGTCACTCTCAATAAAAATAACTTCAACAATGTCATTATCAATCTTGATTAAATCACCAAGCATTAGTTGATCTGGTGTTAGACTATCAGCGTGGATCAATTTCATAGCATTCATTGTAGCATTCATTATTAGTCCTTATCTTTAATTTTAGTTATTGTAACTGGAAAATCATAGCGACCATCATAGCCATTACCTTTTGAGTATAGCATTTTGAGTTCATGCATTTTGCTTTGACCTTGATACCTTGACTGACCTGAGTGTTTTGAAGAAAGTGCTGTTGGTGCTTTAGACGGCATCAGTATTCTTCCTCTGGTAACCAAAAAGATAGGTGGTGCTGTTCAATAATTGCCCATGCAGGTGCTTGTGTTGAGTTCTTGTAGAGAATCTGAAAGTCACCAACCATAGGCATATCAATCATGCGATTAAAGTCCTCATCATAGGCAGCGTCAATAGCCTCAATGCAAGGCGCTACCATTTCTGCGGGGACGGGTGGATAGTGATTACCCTTTAAGTGATAAAGAATCTGTGTTTCAAGGTCTAATACGGAATCTTGAATTCCTAATGCAGTTACGCTTCCCATTATGCTTTTACCTGAACCTCTCCATTACGATAGAATAATTTAGTGTAACACTTTCCTGTTGGTGTGTAAAGATTAACTGTGCGATACTCATTAGCA